CGGCACTGTCTGCGCATCGGGTTTGATTTCTACCAACCAAGTCTTCAGAGTGCCATCCTTGCCCTTGATCTGAATCTTAAAGTCCACGAAGTATCTATGCGCTCTATTATCTGTGGGGCATACATAGGGTATGATGGTTTCCTCGGAGGACCACTTTATCACACTTGGGTTGGCGTCGACCCAGTGCATAAATTTTAATTCCCAACTACTACGGAACAGCACATTAGTGGGGTTTCCTGCATATTTATCTGGGTTCTTAATTTTATACACGCCCTGTAAATATTTTCGACTTTTTGATATAGACATATGAAACGGTAATAAATATAAGGTATAGACACTATTTAGGCAAAAAGGATATCATGGCAGACGATTGGGTAGATGCATATAAAAATAAATCAGTACCAACCGATTCCACGCCTGTGGATTCTGGATACAAACCTAGAAATGGTACAGCAAGAAAGGCAACAAATTATAATTCGGTGAAATACCAGCAAAACATAAAACAGTTTCCAGATGACCTATTTGATAATAAGAGTCAATATGGGGGTAATTGGGTTGCATTCTATATCAATATCTCATCTGGTTCTAAGTTACTAAAGAATAAATTAGTGACCATGACCGACAATGATTATTCGTCTATGCGCAATAATCTGGATCCGTCTGGCACAAAGACCATTAGCATGCAAGCAGCTGCTGCTGCCACTGGTACCGGTGCAGCTATAGCAGGTGGCACCGCTTCTCTACTTAATAATGGTGATATAGGTGATGCTGCAATGACCGGACTGAAAGCTGGTGCAGTTGCATGGGGATTAAGCGAGGCAATCGCACTATCCACTATGAATCAAGAAAATCAACTAAAGAGAATTACTGATACTATAGTGTTAACGGTGCCAAACAATCTACAAGCAAGATATACGATGCAATATGCCGATGAAAGTACTGCTCAACAAGCTAATATGGTTGGAATTGGTGGCGATACAATAGATGCCATTAAGAAGTCTTGGAAAGCTGCCTCATCTGGAGAAATGCCGACTGCAGCAGGAGCAATGTCCGCAGCAAGCACTGTTGGAAATCTAGTCAAATCTGTCAGTAGTGCAATCCTAGCCCCTATCGCATTAGCAACAGGCGGGGCTGGTGGGGATTTTATGTCTAAGATCGGTGGAGTTGCCACAAATCCTAAGAAGGAGCAAATATTTAGAGGTGTTGATTTTAGAACATTCAGTTTTGATTACACGTTTGCCCCTAGGAGTTTAAATGAATCAAAACAAGTTGCGGATATTATTCAACTATTTAAACTCCATATGCACCCAGAATTCAACGACAAAGATGGATACTTATTTATCTATCCTTCTGAATTTGATATATACTACTACCACGGTAATGAAGAAAATATGAATCTGCCGAGACATACTTCTTGTGTGCTCACTGATTGTAACGTGCAATATGCTCCAAATAACCAATTTTCCACATTTGCAGCTAAAGGAAATGATCCAGGCGGTGCGTCTACTCAGATTACACTAAGTTTAACATTTAAAGAACTTGCCATTCTCACGAAAGACCAAATACTGGACGGATTCTAATGTACTTCTCGAAAATACCATATGTATATGCACCATTCACTATTGGTGGTGTTGACCAATATGTTCAACTAAAAGACATCACGGTTAATGTTAGGTTTATGGCTGAGTTTCTATCAAATATTACTGTATATGATCTATATGATATCAAGGATGGAGAAACTCCAGAGATCCTTGCAGAACGATTCTATGATACGCCGACCTATCATTGGGCAATCATGCTGGCAAATGATCGGTATGACTATATCAATGACTTTCCCATAGCATCCAATGTATTTGAAGAGTATGTTAGAAGTAAGTATGGTGAGTCTCATCTGAACGATGTTCACCATTACGAGACTGAGTCTGGTCTGACTGTGGACTCAGATTGGGTTGGTAGACTTGAAGTATCTAACTATACATATGAAGACAGATTGAATGAGAAGAAACGTGCAATCAAGGTTATCTCTAAGAGTATTATAGATCAAGTTGCCCGTGAATTTTCCAAGGCACTGGCATGAGCGCAGAAATTCTAAATGCCGCGGGTGATGTCAATATAAATGATCTCACCCTTATCTCAATGGTATCTAAAAAAAGTTTAAATGTTACTAACCAGGTTATTGCCATTCATATATTTGAAGATTTATTTTCTCCATTTATCAGTGGCAATTTGATTATTAGAGAGTCACTTGATCTTTTGAATAACCTCCCATTGATGGGACAGGAATATCTACAACTTAATATAAAAACTCCAACGCTTGATGATTCTCATGCCATACAAGGATTGTTCTACGTGTATAACATATCTGAGAGAGCATTTATTGCGGAACGAAATGTCGTTTACAAACTCAATTTCATATCATATTCTGCACTCACTGATGCAAATATAAAACTCAGTAAAGCATTTGAAGGTAAAATCTCTGATATTGCAGCAAAAATAATAACCAATTGGTCCGGGTCTTTTGATGTAAAACCTGGAAACATAGAACCAACTAGAAATGCAACCAAGTATGTATCGAACTATTGGTCTCCAGCAAAAAATCTAAGTTATATATCCAATCAAGCAATCAGCGTTGCGGCATCACCGTCGTATGTATTTTTTGAGAACAGACAAGGTTTCAATTTTAAAAGTTTGGCATCATTATATGCGCACAAAGTTTCTGGTCCGGCAGAGAATATGGGTACATTATACCCAAAATTTAACTTCAATATGAAAGCTCGAGAGATAACAGCAGATGGAGCATCAACCAGAAAGATACAACGAGATTATTCTAGGATAAGCTCAATAGATTTTCCGGGTGGATTCGATACCCTCAGTAAACTGGGCAGGGGCACTTATGCATCCACCCTATATACACATGATCTGGTCACTAAGCAGTATAAAGAACGTAAATTCAATTATCAAGATACCTTTGATAATAAGAGTCATTTGAATAGGTTTCCAATAACAGCAAAATCTTCATCTGCTATATTTGGAGCATCTTCCGTTATATTGTCAGATGAAATACACTTCGGTGTATATAACGGATATGGTGATATATCCAATAGCGACATTATGCAAGAACGACTAAGTATATTGAATATGGCGGATGCCATGAAAGTTACGGTTGTTGTGGCTGGTCGCACTGATTATACTGTGGGACAAAAAATATTCTTAGAATTAGTTGAACCACAACCATTGGATAGTAAAGACACGGTAGCAGAACAAGAAGATAAGTTGTTTTCCGGTTACTATCTAATTGGTTCTATAAATCATACCATTGATAGAGAAAGACACGAGTGTACTATGGAACTCATCAAAGACAGTCTTCTCAAGACTCCTGATAGAAAGTGATGGGTTAAACTTGCAATTATCAAAATGCCATCGTTGCATAGTATTACTACCTCCTATTTTACCGCAATGTGGACATTTAACCTTTCTTTTCGGTTTCCTCAGTTTTCTTTTAGTTTCTTCGGAGTGAGGTCCATTACTTCTACCTATCATCGCATTAGACTGATTTTGTTTATGTTTAGTAGATTGAGGACCCCGTATTATACCCGTCAATGTATCAGATATTTTTTGTTTAGATTCATCGGAATGAGTTTGACCTGTCTTAGCATCAGATATTTTTTGTTTAGACTCATCGGAATGAGTTCTACCTTTCATTTTCTGTCTGGTTTCGGGGGAATGAGTTGATCCTTTCGAATTACCATCTAACCCATTTTCTATCTTGCAGTTTGCCCAGTCTTTTGATTCAACTATATTGTTGTCTCTGGAAAATGTTAGAGCAAACTCTGATATGACCTCGGAATCTGTACAGGGTCCAAATACAATGGTGGTTATTATATGTGTTGATCCGTACTCTTTGAGGTGTAGTTTCCAGTCTGTACCAGATCCTAAATATTTGTATGGATCCTTTGCGGTAGTTTTACCAAAATACTTTAGACCTGTGATTGGGTGTTGTTTGATGTATAAAACTGTTGGATAAATAGTCATGCTGGTACTCCTCTTTAGTATTAGAGTCCTTGGATGTTTGAAGCATCGCGAAGGACATACATCATAAGATAATGTATACTATTATTTATAAAAAATAAAACTTGAGAATGACAAATAGTGGAAAATAAGGTAAAATGAACAACATATTATTTCAAGGTGTGGTGGAGAATAGAAATGATCCAATGAAACTTGGTCGGTGCCAGGTTCGGATTGTTGGTATGCATACACATAATAAAACTGAACTTGCCACGGCAGATCTTCCTTGGGCATATCCAGTTCAACCTATTACCTCTGCTGCTATATCCGGCATTGGTCACACTCCAATTGGACCTGTTCCTGGTACTTGGGTCATCATTATGTTTCGAGATGATGAGCAGCAGGAACCAATCATGCTTGGTACCATTGGTGGTATCCCACAGACCAAGCAAGCACAACAATCTAATAAAGATAACTCCAGCGTAAT